GTATCAAAATGTTCAAATATTCGTAACATCCTGCGTTCAAACAGAGAGTGGCGAGAGGTCGAATATACTTCAGGGCGCAACGGATTTTCGTTGTTCAAGAAGATTGGCAGTTCTTAGTTTAGACGGCGACTACGGTGCTTCCAACAGGAACGGGGTCAGCTGTTCCTGCGACACCGCTTCCATTGAACGTGTACCCCGCACGGGGCTGCTGGAGAGCCAGCATGCCTCCACGATGCTTACGACGACGTCCTGCTGTCTTCTTGGAGGAACGGCGACGACGACCGCCCGCAAGCGTATTGTTTCCACCACGATCACCTACTCCACAATCCTTCGCCGTGTCCGAGTCCCAGAGCGCGTTGCCAGCATTGGGGCCACCGACACTCGAGAGGACAGAGCCACCAAAGCCGTAGCCTCCGCCCTTCTTGGTGAGGGTGTGTCGGCGATGGCGACGACCAGCCTTCTTCACTTTCTTTGTAGTGTGGAGTTTACGAGCCATTTGTATTGGTAGGAGAATCTATTACTGGCGTCCACGTCCCATCATCATTCTGAACGCACTCTAGGGCAAACACTCTGCCAAATGATCTCAGGGTTTTGGAAAGAGCCATTGTCCTGACTCGAAGATACCCTACATCAGCAACCTTGTAGACGTCAGGGATATCTGTGGCCACAATCTCATACTTCAAGGTTTCCTCCTCTTTTTTCTTGCATTCGGCAAAAATACCTTTCTCGCCTTCCATATTGCTGTAATATTCGTAACCTCGAATATCGGTGATATCGTCGCGAAGACGGATAGCCCGTGTCTCAAATTCGGGACAGGGCGTATGGAGTGCAAAAATAGATTTCAATATAATTTGTCTCGCACCGAATGTGGTATTCATAAACAAAGGGGTTCCATTCAGCATCCACGCATCTGCTAGAAACACATGCGTAGGTGTATACTCAACACGAAGAATCGTATCCTCAAAACACCGTTCGTCCCACACGAGCCGAATAGATTGGGCAACAGCATTCTCCTTCCTGGGAACCCAAAGAGCAATTGGCTTTGAATCTTCATCGCGGGTCAGGCATAACCATCCTGGAATACCTCCTCCCTGAGGAGCCTTCACCGAATAGCTCCCAACTTTCCCTTGGCGGGTTAAGCGGACCGCGGGATCCCACTTATACAGGCTTTTCAACCGATTCATTACCTAGTATAGCGCATACTGTGAAAACGCCTACTGTGGCGGCGCGCCCTTTCCTCCCGAGAATCCAACACGATCTACATCGCGTGTTTCGATCGGGGGAGGGAGACCAGCAGTATTGGGCTTGTTTGGCTGGGGCATATCATAGATTGGAGATGCCGCCATACCCTGAGGCTTGTTGGACTGAACAATCGGGGGCGGCATGTCGTAGGTCGGAACACTCATGACCTGGGGCATCTCGCGAGCCATAGAGGACTGAGGCTGGGGCTGAGGCTGCACCTGTGACTGAGGTGGCGGGGCCACAGGTGGCGGCGGAGTTGGGAGGATAGGAGCCGACACAATCTCTGGAATAATAGGGGGTGCGCGATCGACATACACAATCTTCGGCTTGGGCGGCTGGATGAGGCGAGAGACCCAGAACACACCCACGTGAAGAATCACGACGACCATAATTGTTGAAAATGCGAGATACACGATATCAGAGATCTCCATGCAGTGCTGAGTTATTCTATTGAAAGTTTTGTAAGACCTAAAATTAAACACAAGCACAATGTCGTCCGACCCTGTACCTGCTCCTGCTCCTGAAACCACTGTGACTGTTGATTCCGCGCCTGCCCCCGCCCCTGCCCCCGCTCCCGCTCCTGCTACAGAGGTAGTGGTGGTCGGGGTAGTGAAGGCTGCCGTCATCGACTTTGCCAATAAGTCTGAGCTCGTGAAGTTTGTTATTCAGAAGATCGCCGAGGTAGAGATCCTCGCCGATCGTTCCGACGAGGACAAGGCGAAGTTTATTGTGGAAGAGGTGAAGAAGGCCATTCGCGAGTCCCCCCTGTCCGATGAGCAGAAGACGCAGCTTGTCACATGGTGCGATGTTGCGCTTCCCTATGTCATTGAGGCTGTTAAGCTCGTGAAGGCCGAACTCGGGAAGGTTGCGAACGTTGCGCTGGCCGAGGTGAAGAAGTGCTGCCCGTCGTGGTTTTCGTCTGCGAAGGCGAAGAAGCCTGAGGGCACACAGGCGTAAACAGATCATCGTTCTCGGAAAAGGAACCGTCCACATACTTTTGCACCACGACCTCCTCCTTAGAATCGATCCGATCCAAAACATTGGGGTACGGAAACATCTCAATTTTTACCGATCCGTCCGCTTGAGGATGAAGGGTTCGGCACGTCCTTTCGTGTGGATTCAAACACTGGGTTCCACACCAAAGAAAACTGGTAGTATACGAAATTGTGGGCTTCATGTAGACCATCCCCATCTTTGTGATACGGTACATTTGTATAGGTAAGCGCGTTACGTTTAAACTAAACGTACATGAGACCCAGGGTGACCGCGAAAAATACGAAAGAATGGAGAAGGAGACCAAACCCTGTTGGCAGTCCGTTCTCAAAGATGCGGAATGTGGTATATGGCCCTGTCATAGATGTGACAAGACCGTCCATGACGCGAAACGTAATGGGGTTGGCCAGGATGTAGAACAGGAGACCCTGGAACGCCGAGATCTGGAGTTTCTGTGCAGCAGTGGGACCAGCCATTGTTTTTACTTATTCTCTAGCTTGGAAAGTATTGCGCGTAGCCTGTATCGTTTCCAGCAACTGGGGAATTTTTGCCAGCATCGGCGGGATTACAGCTTCGTCCCTCTTAGCAGGTTCACGGGAGTCTACGGGTTCAGTCACAAACAGAATAGCTGTTAACAGGAACGTCTGTTTTGCCCGTGAGGTTCCTGGTTCCCAGCGCAAGGTATACAGCTTGAACAGGGCTTCGACATACGTATTGCTCTGGGCATTAATCACATCCCAGATCATCCAGATAAGATGTTTCGCGTACTTGGATGAATAGTAAGGACTCTTCCGTTCCGCGACCACAACGGCCTGCTTTGTGCGCTTCTTCTGTTCGCGAGCGTATGCCAAAATCCACGAAAGCCAGTAAAACGCCCGCTGTGTATCACGGGTCTGAATAGAAAAACAGAATTCGTTAAAGGGAATCTTGAGTTCAAACGGATCATCAGCTTTCAAGAACGGGGCGCTCACCATCTGTGAGGTCGCTCTCAAGTTTTCCCTGACGGTTTCAGGCAGAAAGTCGTGCTCGGCCTTGATCGTTGGCAACGTAATCGTCTTCTGCTTCTTTGCTGTAGCCAGGACCACAGCAACTTCACAGACTAGGAGACGTGCGTCATCGCGATTGCGGATCTCTGTCATGGTGTGAAGCGTGTACATCTGCTCAATTTCAGCAAACCGTTCGTACTGGGAAACGAGGTACGTGAACACGTTGGGACAGGAACGGTGAATATAAAGCGACGCTGCTTCAAAGAATGTGGTCCACATGGAATGCACAAGACCTGAACATAGGAGTTCGAGAGTCCAGTAACATGCGTAATCGGCGTGACCCAACTGAATGCTTTGAAGAAGTGATTTGTTCGCGAGTTTACGGGCGTGACCCGAGAATGTAAATGTTTGAAAATCCACTACACTTCTTGTGTCGTAGATTTGCATTCTATATTGATATTGTGTTGGAGTGGGAGGGGATTAGAACGTGTAGTACGCAGGCGACCCGTTGACTGAAGTTCCAGAGTACGCGAGTGTAATGCCAATACCTGCCTGGAGGTAATAGGAATTACTTCCAGCATTAAACACTCCGTTCGTGGACGTGAAGGTATAGTTCACTGCGGCATTATTCTTGAGAACCCAGTACGTTCCCTGAGGAGGAGCAGTGGCAGGGAGAGTGAGTGTGAGTGTAGTACCCGTCGTTGTTGTCAGACTGTAGTAGGTTGTTGCATTGTCGGGTGTTAGTGTGATAGACGTCCCCGATGTAATCCCTGCGACATTGAGTGTAGAAATCACTGGTCCAGATGACCGAATGGTTCCTGCTACATCCAGTGCTGCTGACGGAGTCCTTCCAATTCCTAGCCATCGGTTAGAAAGATCAGCTTGGAGAGTGGGAGCTGTAGCTGATGTTGATTGGACCACAAGAGTATTGGATGTTGTAGGTCTGTATCCTGCATTGCTGCCGATATAGATATTGTTTGGGAGAGCTGGGAGATTGCTTCCAGCGTTGGTTCCGATGGCGATGACATCACTTCCTCCTCCTGATCCACCAGCAGCATTTGAACCTATCACCGTCATTCTAAAACCTCCAGCCGCAATAGCACCCGCTCCGATTGCAATTGATCCTGTAGCTGCGCCGTTTGCTCCAGTTCCAATCGCAATTTGGTTCTCGCTACCCTGAGATGTAGTTGATCCTGTTCCGATATTGATAGAACGATTTCCTATATTGGCGGCCCCGTTCGTGAATACTCCAGCCAACGAACCAATCACGATCGCATTACAAGAATTTGAATTAAAATTTGGGAAAGTACCATTCCCTGCTCCAGCACCTATGTATATGTTGGATGCTCCATGATTACCGTATCCTGCATTGGATCCAATCGCAATCAGATTGGTTCCCCTGGAAATGTTCTGATATCCTGCGTAGTGTCCAATCGCATCTACATTGGATGCAGCATTGGACCATGCAGCGAATACTCCGAGAGCATTCACATATGACTCCTTGTTGGATTCACCTGCATAATACCCAATTGCATTCACAACACTTCCATAATTGAATTCACCCGCATGGTATCCTATCAGCGTGTTAGAAACTCCCCCAGAACCATAACCTGCAGATCCACCAATCGCAATAAGTTGTCCTCCCTCAGAGGTTCCTGTTCCACTGTAACCGTATCCAGCATAGTTTCCGATAGCGATATTGGATCTTCCTCCAATATTCATATTAGGACCAATTCCAATCAATCCAATCGTGCCGTCTATTTTTAGATTTTGGCCATTGAGGTTTTGGACTCCACTGATCGTTCCCACCGTCAAGATACTGTTAGACATCGTGACTCCGCCAATAGAGTTCGAGGACGTGGAAGGAGAACTGAATCGAACGGAAGTATTGATCTGGCCCGCTACATCGAGCAGGTGTGCTGGATCAATCATTCCAAGACCTATTCTGCCATCTGGTTTCATAAACATCGCTGTTCCTGTGAAATCTGTACCTCCGCTATTGGCCTTGATGGCTAGACCGCCAGCAGCCTTATCAAATCCAATGCCAAACTGGGGTTGAGGGGTAGTAGCAGTATTGTAAAATGCAATCATACCCGTAGTATCTCCCACTCCATTGATGTTCAGACTGTAGTTTTTAGGAGAAGGAATCGTGCCGATCGTCACATTGCCAATCGAGGTGAGGGTACTGCTGATACGGGCTGCCCCCGTGACATCAAGAGCATTGGACGGAACCATACCCACACCAAGCTGTCTGCTAGCCATATTCACCTGAAGAGCTGGGATCCCAGCAGTCGTGGAGTAGAGAAGGAACGTGTTCGCGCCGTTAGCAGTTGTTCCTGGGTTTGATCCCAAATATACGCAGTTAGACCATGTTGAGTCTGCGGCCGCATTGCTGCCTGCATTGGAACCGAGTGCTACGACGTTCGAAGCCGTGTTGTTCCCTAGAACGTTGGCTCCAATACCGATCTGGTTGGTTACTGAGCAAATTGTTGTTGTAAGTCCATTGATGGAGGATAGACCTGTGAGACCGAATCCAGCCATATTCACCGTCTGAAGAGCAGGGTTAATTGACCACGAAGCAGAATCAATTGCTCCTGGAGGTTGCCATGAAGCCTCTCCTACTGCATTTATCACAAGCTGGGTATTTAGCGCTCCCGCTGTACTCGGCCACCTGACGCCATTCAGTACGTTTAGAGTAACTCCCGATAGGGTAGCTGCCCCACCTGTAACCCTGAACGTTCCTGAAACATCTAGGGTAGCGCCAGGAGACACGGTTCCAAGACCCATCCGACGGCCAGCGGTACTAACGCGAACAAATGTTTCGGAAGAGATAGTGTTTCCATTCTTGATACTTAGACCATACTCGCCTCCTTCAAAGAGACTCATTAAGCTTTGAATCACCGTTCCTCCTCCACCTCCACGAGTTGCGAAGGATACGAGTGTGGTATTTAACACAGTTTCCCCTCCGCCCGCTGGAATAATTCCAGCTTCCAAGAACAGACCTGCAGTCACATTTGACGTATTGTTTTGGGCGATACGCACACCATTGGATCCAGCACTGGTGGTTTGAACATCAAGGCTGTAGGAAGGTGCACCACCAACACCCAGACGCCGATTCGAAAGATCGGCTTGGAGGGCGGGAGCTGTTGCAATTGTTGAATAAACGACGAACGTATCAGGAGTTGTCGTGTTGTATCCTAGATTG